AAAGGGGAAAATGATCACAAACATCTCTCGGGGAACTTCTGGCTTGCAAGTTCAGATTCTTTGTATTCACGAGGAAAGGCGGAAGGTTTAATTGAAACGAGAGCTTCACGTATGCCTGCTTTCTTTGAAACAAGTAGCGTGAATCTTCCTCAATACTCATAAATATTTGTATGCCTACAAAAATTCAGATCATTGAAGAAGGTATCTGTCCTGATACCTTTGATGATAAAGAATTGCCAACCGATGTTCATATAATTACCTTTACCAAAGATGGCATCCGTCAATTTGATGCCGTCCGTGCTTATTCTAAAGTAGATATTTTTGATGAATACTTTGATAAGCTAGGCATGAATAATCCTATTCATTCAATTGAAAGCGGTTATGGAAGAATTAAACCAAAACTATATGGAAAAATTAAATCAAGTGAAAATTGATCCTATACTTAAATACGGAACAGTTCGTCATTACGCGGATATGTTTGCTGATATTATTGCTGACGCTCATCCTGACGATGAATCTTGCGGAGATGCAATTATTGAAGCATTTCAGCTTGCACTAAAAGAATGGCGTCAATATTATGAAGAAGGTGCCAAAGAAATAAAACGAATTGAAAATAAAGTGAATGAAGAAATCGGATTACATTGATCGTCTTTGTGAGATTACACGTAGACGTGCACACAAACTTACAATTAAACAACTAAAACAATTATTAGCTAAACATGCACTCAGCTAAACTCGTCTGGATTACACCAGATGCAGAGGCACTAATTGGCAAAATTGCCCGTGTCTCTAATCCAAATAATGAAAATAATCCTGATGTCAAACGTCTCATTAAATATCTCATCAAGCACAAGCATTGGTCCCCCTTTGAGATGGCATCAATGTGCGTCGAGATCCACACTACAAGAGCAATTGCAGCGCAAATCTTGCGTCACCGTAGCTTTAGCTTTCAAGAGTTCTCACAACGATACGCCATTCCTACGGATACCTTTGCAACAGTATTGCCTGAACTACGACGTCAAGACACAAAAAATCGACAAAACTCTATAGACGATTTACCTTCAGAAACTATCACGTATTACGAGCAGCGTATTGATGATTACTTCCGCAAAGGCGTTGAGCTTTATGAATCATTATTGCACTCAAATGTTGCAAGAGAATGTGCCCGTTCAGTGTTACCATTAAATACTGTCACTCGCCTATATATGTCAGGTACTATTCGTAGCTGGTTACATTATGTAGATCTGAGAGGAGACAATGGTACTCAGCGTGAGCACATGAAGGTTGCCAGATCTATTGGCGACATTCTTGATGATCAGGTTCCTCTGGTTGCTCGCGCAATGTGGGGATGACGCTTAATATAAAGACTGGAAAAACATACCAGTCATAATGAATTTTATTGCTGCAACAATTGAATTACGATCCTTCATTTCAGATCCCATCCATGCTTATGGGCTTGACTATCGTGGTGCTGATGCTGTCGTGCCCGGTGGTAGTGGCTCTTCAGAGGTCAAACTCAGAGTACTCTGCTACGACCGTGAAGGAGCAAAGCTTTCACTCTTCAAAGACTGGAAGCCAAGCACTAGAGCTTTGATCACCGGAAATATTGTCTTTTCTGATGACACAAGTAAACCGCTTGATCTAATTATTACTACCATTGAGCCTGGAATTCCTGATTCTGTTTATTGTAATCAGGTTGTTTTGGGCAACGCATTCTTTGGATCAGATGAAATTAAAGAACGTAAAAATAATCAAGTAGCAGTAAAAATTGGCACATCACTTGATAATTCTGACATTGTGACTTGGCTATTCCTTGAAACACATGAATCTAGAAGAAAAAAACTTACAGATCGAATCCGTAAAGGACGTCCTATCTGCGTACAAGGCTATCTCCGCGAATATCGCAGAGATGACAATGACAGCCCTTATCGTGCCATTGTTGCATCTGATTTTACTACTCGAAAAGATAGAGAAAAATCTAGCAAAAATCCACAAACAAGCGGTTCAGCGGCGGGCTACACAGAGGTTGATCCGACACCGGATTATTAAGCATGATCCTATTTACTTATATTTCTAATAGGGTCACATTTTAAGATTGTAGAACTTATAGTTGTTATGTCTTAGATAATTAGATATGACACTGCAAGTATTACCTCCTGAACTTCTACAACAAAATCAAGATAAAATTGAAACCAAAGAACCACAACCCTATTGGAAACCCAGCAGCCTTAAAGATGGGGAAAGTGAAGAGTTTCGACTTCTCGGATGCTATGAGACTGGGCATGCAATCATGGGCTGGCAATATGCCTCCGAAGCAGCAGGGGCTGATGGCGAACTCAAATTTAACGGCTATGTCGTTACTAGGTCTCATCCTGGTACCCCTAGTGATCTTGCTAGGGAAACAGATTGGTCCAAACCAGATCGACCAAAGATTGATGGCTCCTACGTCAAGCCACGCAGGTTTCTAGCTTGGGTTGCCACCTCTGCTACACGCGGTCGCCTAGAAGTTTTATTTATTGAGCAAAAATCACTTCGTGATCAACTTACAGAAATCTTGCAAGAGATTGAAGACTACACTTGGACAGATGAAGGTCTTGCTAATTTCTCAATCAAGATTAGCCGTAAAGGCACAGGCCTAGAAACTTCTTATTCTATCCTCCCTAAAGTTCGTAAAGTTCCTGAAAAAATTTGCAAAGAATGGAAATCTCAACGAGATTCCATTTGGCTGCCTAATTTTTTTGAAGGCAAAGATCCATTTGACGGACGCAAGACTAATGAAAAAGGCTTGCCTGCTGGAGGAGTAGATAAGCGTGGGAGCACTGTTCTCACAACTAAAGCAACAAAAAAAGATGAACCAGAAACAGAATTCTGATGACTAACTCACTACAAAATCTTCCTCCTGAAATGCAGGAGAGAATTTCTCAACTTATGGCAGGTGCACGACCAAATGCTGCTCCTGCTCAAGCTCCGGCTCCTATTACTCGTCCACCTTCTCTCATGGATCATACTATCGCCTTGAGACAAGAAGTTGCTCAACTTTCTAATCAAGTAGTAGCTATGGGTCAAGTTATGGAAGGAGTAGGCCAATTAGTTGGAGAGCTATACCAGCTCTTTCAGGCACAAACCGCAACTACAGATTACAGCTCAACGTATCAAAAGAAGCAAGGTCTAGAGAGTGACTACTGAAAATCCATATAGAATACAAACAACTGCCGGACATAGAAAATATCTATGCTCCGGCATTTATATGCCAAGTGTAACTACTGTTCTTTCTGCTACAGAGTCTGAAAAATCTAAAGCTGGTTTACGTACATGGCAACAGAATAATCCGGGTGCGCTAGAGGAGGCATCTACTCGCGGCTCTGCTATTCACCTTGCATGTGAAAACTATATACGAGGATTAGATCCAAATGTACCTGATCAATATCAAGAATTTTGGAATGGTATATCGACATATCTTGATTGGTTTGATACAATTCATTGGTCAGAGCGTCCTTTACGTCCTGACTGGAATCACCTTAGAAGCGACGATAAAGAAGTGGCTTATGTTTGGAGTACCGAACATCGGTTCGCTGGTTGCCCTGATCTCATTGGTGAAATTGGTGGTGTACGAGTCATTGCTGACTTTAAAACTAGTAACGCTCCTTATTGTTCGACTTTTCCCGATCGTGGTGATCGCATTGGTTTCGGCGGCTATCGCAAATATACGAAATGTGCTCAACAAATGGCTGCATATCGCTACGCCCTAAACGAACGCACAGGTTTTCTTTGTGATGTTGCTTTAATCATTGTGTCTACTCCAGAAACGACACAAGGTATATTTATTGATGGTGATCAGCTTTCATTGCATGAATCACGTTTCCTTAAACGATGTAAACAATTTCACGAAATAGATAATGAAACTACGGATTGCAGTCAACAAGAATTGCAAGAACAAACAAACTAAACCAGCTCATGACTGGCAAAATATTAATGAAGATATTAGCTGGCTTCTTGGATGGGTACAGCAAGGCTATGGCTGGTGTGCAACTCATTTTCATGGCAGACACCGTAAAGCTGAGAATGCTGTTGGTTCAAACGTAGTTGTTATTGATTTTGACGGAGACACATCTCTTGCAAGGTTTTGGCACACTACAACTGCTAGACAGTGGTGTGGCGCCACTTATACGTCTGCTAGCCACAGTGAGCAAGAGCATCGATTTCGAGCTTTGTTTCCTTTGGCAAGGCAGCTAAATAGCTCCGCAGAACATCGAGGAGCTTACTGGCTTATTGTCAATCGCCTTCTTGCCGAGTTAGAGCTTACTGAGCTTGCCGACAATTGTGGACAAAAGCCTGAGCGACTTTGGTTTGGCAACTCTAATTCTATTGTGCAAACAAATGAAGAGGTTGAGCCAGTACCAAGCTTTCTTCTTCAAGATATTGCTTACGAAGAAGCATCAACCTTTAACTCTTCTGATGTTACTGATATTGATGTCAAGCGTTGTCAGTGGCTCTTAGAAAGCTTTCTACAGCCTTCTGAAGATGGTGAGTATGAAACTTACTATGTGCCTGTCATGGCTGCTTGTGCAGGCATTGGAGAATCAGTTTTTGATTCTTGGGTTACATGGGTGTTGAAGGGACACCACGGTGAAAAACATGAAAATATTCAGCCATTTAAGTGGCGAGGTCTTGGTAATTACTCAGGCCATACTACACTTTATTCGCTTGCTAAAAAGCAAGATGCTGATTGGGCCAGGAAACTTCCAAATTCATTGAGGTTTGGAGCACTTGGTGAAGCAGCTGGATATACAGAGTTCGATCCCATTCAGAACTTTGATGAATATATAAATACATTGGATTCAAATATGCAACCAAATGATATTGAAGTTGAGCCTATTCCAGATACTCAGCAAGTCAAACGAAAAGGTCGTCCAAAGAAGTCAACAGATGATCTCGCAAAAGAACGTGAAAGTGATGTCACGAAAGTAAAAGAGATTTTGGCTGATTTGCGAAAGAATGAGCTTACTAGTGCTATTGAATATACAGATTCTCAAGGTAAAACTCTTGTCCTTCAGGGCAATGACTTAGACCTGATGACTGTTAAGTTGGCATGTGAAAATGGAGTATTTATTCCAGAAGCACGAATCAAAAGTGCTATTCAATATGCAGCTAGTAAAAACATTTACTGTCCAATTAAACAGTACCTTGAAAGGTGTGCATTAACATCTGCTCCACATCCTGATTGGGATCGAGTAGGTGAAGTGTTCCTCAATAATCCACACAACATTGCTACAACAGCAATGCAAAGGATGATGATTGGAGCTGTAGCACGTGCATTTCACCCTGGATGTTCAATGTCTTGGCTACCTATTCTTGTTGGACCTCAAGGTGCTGGTAAATCGATGTTTGCAAGATGCCTTGTACCCCAAAATCTTTTTTCAGAAATTACTACACCGCTAGAAACTCTGATGAAAGAGCAATACCGATTGCACGTTGCCTGGGTTCTTGAGCTTCCTGAGATTGATAACTATTTCAATGCTCGTAATATCGAAAACTTCAAAAACCTTGTAACTACAAGAGTAGATGAAGTTCGTTTTCCATATGCTTCACTGCCAAGTAAACTTGCTCGAAAATTTGTACTGATTGGTACAACCAACCGTAACCAGTTTCTTGTGGATAGTACTGGCAACCGCCGGTTCGTACCACTTGAAATTGGCTCAAACTTTCAAATTCCTTGGAAACAACTCAGTACTCAAAGAGATAGCCTTTGGTCTGCTGCTGTTCAAGCTTTCAGAAGTGGTCAAGGTTATGAGTTCAATAGTGGTGAAATTGCTGCTATTGCTGAATACATTCAGGAGTTTGGAGATCCAGATCCTTGGCTTGACAAAGTAGCGACATACGTTGCTATTCGAGATGAAGTATCTGCTGCTGAAATCCTTACTAATGCGCTCGAACTTGATCCACGCAATCAAGGACGTCGTGAAGGTAGACGTGTTGCAGATATTCTTCAGTCAATGGGCTGGCGAAGGCTAGTCACTACACGAAAGGATCCTCTTACAAATAAACCAAAATCTGTACGAATTTGGCAAAGACCAAAGAATGATCCTTTGACTGATGATCACATTTTGAACGACTTCTAATTACACTGTAGTTACGAAAACATATATTATTCAGATACAATGAAAGCCAAAGATATTAAGATTGGGCAACGTGTTGTTGCTGCTCCAGATGATCGTCTAGCACTTGTTGTTGGTATGCCTGAGTACTACACACCTCGTGCGCAACTAGTACGAATTAAGTACGAAAATAGCACTCGTTACGAGTACAAGTTGAATCATCAATTAAATCTTTTGCCTACGGAGCAGCAATACAAGACTCATGGTGGAAATCATATTAAACCTGAAGGGGACTTTTGATGTCAGAAGCTAAGCCAAGTCGTAAAGTTGGTGGTCACGCATACGGTAGACGTAATTTAAACCTGTCTAATACCGCAGAAGAAGGAGCACTCTGTATCTACAGCGGTCACTCAATCGGTCGATTTAGTGCTACTTCGATGCGATTTGATAGCCATCAAGCTTGTGTACGCTGTGTTGCTGCTGCTAGAGAAGGCCGTATGTCATTTGACATTAGCCGTCTTTTAAAAAAAGAGCGTAAACGTGCACTCAAGTTCTGGTCAAAAGTAGATATTGGGCAGCCTGACGAATGTTGGGAATGGCAAGGATACAAAGCTAAAGGAACTGGCATGCCTCAGTTTCCATGGAGACGGCCTGGCATCAGTACTAGCACGCAGCATCATCCTCAACGAGTAGCAATGTGGTACACCTGGGGAGACTTGGGATACACAGGCGTCAAAACTACTTGCGGTAATAAGTACTGCTGTAATCCCTTTCATCTCATTCCTCAAAAGATTGGAGTATTTGTAGACCAAGATTCATATCTAGAAAGTTTTGAGCTTGCTTGTGAACTGCATACCTTAAAACAACAAGTAGCAGAATATGCGATTGAAGAGGCTATGAAAGAGCAAGAACTATTGGCAAATGCTGTTGAGCTAGATGAGCGTGCAAATTTAATCTTTGCTCCCAACTCAGAATATTCGGAAAGATGGGAAGCTGTTGTAGATGACATGCTTAATGGTAGACATCCTAGTCAATTTAATTCTCCTTTTTCAAAGGAAAAAGATGATGGCAATAATTCCACAAATATTGATTAATTAATTTATCCTAAGTAGAGAGTCATTTTGATATGTCTAGACGTGCTGATCTGATTAAACAACTTGTTGCTTCAGAAAAATTTGGACCTGAAAAAGAACAAGAGCAGAAGTTTCTTATGGCAACTGCTGAATTAATTCTTTCAGACCTTATCAATATTGCCCTTAACGGCGTTGAAAAGCATGGTCCTGGTTCACTAGTCATCAATCTCATTAATGACTCTACAACCTTTATGTGGCCACATTCAATTGAATTTGATCTTCGTATATCTGAACGTGAAAACGATGAAGATATTACTGAGTTTCTTAGAAAACTTCTTCAAGAGATCGATGAAAACGATTGGACGCAAAACGTGCTTATTACATTAATTAGTGATGCTGGAACAAGAACATTTGCAGTCGAAGCAGGTAGGTGCCAAGAAAGCCTTAGAGCGGTCGCAGAAGAATTTATCGGATAAGTTAGCCGCCAAAGGATTGAAACTGCCACTGTATCCCACGCCTCAGCTCATTGACCGAGCTAGAGAGGTAATGGGAAGTATTGATTTTGATCCTACTTCTGACCCTGTTCAGCAGGTTCTTGTAGATGCAACCTCAGTTCCAAGCATTGAGATCAATCCTCTTCAAGAGCATTGGCATGGAAATGTATGGGTTGCTCCTAAAGGAGCTGTAAGAGACTCTCGTATTTGGCTAAATAAAACAATTAGCGAATACCGCAATGGCCATATCAATAGCTTTGTATTTTTTAGCAGCGCATCTGAATTGCTTCGCGCCGCACCTGTTGTTTGGGATTATCCAATTTGTATTCCATTCAAACGTATTAAACAACTGCGAGCTACTGCAGAAGGATTTGAATCAGTTTGTCCTTCAACTTGGAATTTGATTATTTATGGACCTCCCATTAATCAAGCACTAACAGATATTGACAAAATCTCATTGTTTTATAACAGTTTTCGTGATATTGGTCGAGTTATCTACAGTGAATATGCCGGTGATGCATGGCAAAAAGATCTGGAGTACTTTGAAGAAAACAAGGGTAACATCTAATGAGTAAGCACATTGCTCAAGATTATTTTTATGTGCTGCCTTCAGAAAGCAAGGTGCACCCTTGTCGCCTAATAATTAAAGATGGAACTTTGATGTGGAAACATGCTTTATTATTTGATAATTCGAATCTAGCTATTCCATCAGATCCAGCTCACGAACAGCACATAATAAAAACTGCCCAGCGCCTAGAGGAGCTGAACAGTTGGGTTTCACAAGGTCTTGAGCCTTGGGAGTGTTTTAATATCAAAGCGTGGTATTTGCCTGACGAACCTGAGTTATCAGAAGGTATTTCCGCTTACTTTACCCACACCACTCATAATCTTAATCACACTTACACTAGTTTATTGCCACACATTCAAGATCATGAGTTACTACAACTACGCAATAGTTATCTCTTCTTCCGTCGTTGTTAACAACAAGGCCGCTTATCTGCGGCTTTACTAGTCTAACGAATCAATTAATCTATCTAGATACCATTTTGCTTTTTGAGCATCTTCTTTACTATTCTTCTTATGCCATAAACGCAGCATGTATTTCAGTACTTGCCCTTGCAAAAATCCACTCTTTACCGATGGTGCAGAAATGATGGCATCTTCGATAGTGTCAATAGCTTCTTGTTTTCCAGATGTATAGTGCTTAGGGCTATTTACTTGATCGTTAGAATCGGAAGTTAATTCAGGGTTTTCTTTTCTAAATTTCTTCATGTAGTTTTCAAATTTATCCGTTTCATATCGGAATTTTTCATAATCCATTTGCTCACAAATATTTGACTCTTTACTTAATATAGAACTATATTTCTAGAGATGTGAATATGCCTAGCCCAAAAGGTGATCCGACATATATAAAAAATAAAGATCGTTATTTTATAAACATCGCAGAAGCAATTGCCTTGGGATCCACACACCCAAAATCACCAGGCGGATGTATCATTGTTCGTGACAGGGAGATTATTGGAAATGGTAGAAGCTTACTAACTGATAGCAAAGTTGAAATCGATTGCATTTCATATGCTGTTGCAGCTGCAGCTAAGGCTGGTACTCCAGCTATTGGAGCAATTATTTATAGCACTAGATATCCTTTCGCAACATCTATTTTTCAAGCTCACATGATGGGCATTCGAAGAATAGTTATTCTTGCCCACGAGTGGGAGCCTTACTATAAAGACGAATTTAGACGAGCTGGCCGACTAGCAAGAGAATTACAAGTTGCAATTGAGCCCTTATTTTTAGATGAAGATCCAAGATTTACACAAAACACAAATGACAGAAACATTGATCCAATTCTCTACCCAGAAGCGAACCCGTTCTCGCCAGATGAATATGATCCAGACAATGCAACAGATACCTTCGATGAATAAACAAGTAATTTTTGATATTGAATCTACTGGCTTACTACGACAAGGCTCTCGTATTCACTGCATAGTTATGCGTGGTGGTGACGATGGCAGCACTTCTGTATTTGACCATCGTCCTGAGCAATCGATCATACAAGGAGTAAAAGAATTAGAGCAAGCGGATTTGCTTATCGGTCACAACATTATTGGCTATGATATTCCATTGATTCAGGAACAATTTCCTGATTTCAAGCCTCAAGGTAAAGCCGTTGACACTCTTGTATTGAGTCGTCTTTTTTATCCCCATATTCAAGATCGAGATTACGAGAGACGTCCACACGGAATGCCCCAGCGACTGTATGGTCGCCATAGCCTAGAAGCTTGGGGATATCGCCTCAAGTGCTTCAAAGGAGACTTTGGAAAGCACGAAGGCGGCTGGTCTGTATACACACCAGAAATGCTTGATTACTGCATACAAGATACAGAAGTTACGCTCAAACTTTGGGCACTAATGAAAAGACGAATGGAGGATTACTCATGACTACTACGCCTAAACGACACGATCCACTTACTCTTGAAGAAGTTAAAAAAGCTTCAGATGCATTTTTTCCTCTATTTAATGAGGTCAACAATCGTATGCCTAAAGGCTCAACAACAGAAGATACACTCCGTGTTATGGAATCAGTAGCTAAACTTGGCCACAAGTTCCGCGCTGATAAAGCAGATAAAGACAAATCTCTTACATTTGGATTCAATAAAAAGGAGAAAGATGAAGATGCTTGATTGCGTCGAACTTGAAATGCAAATGGCTCAAATTATGTCTCAGCAAGAAGCTAGTGGCTTCCGCTTCGATGTAACAGCAGCTGAACGAGTGCGTGGCGAGCTTCAAGAAGAAGCAACTCAACTCGAACAATCAATTCAATCTCGATATATTTATGTCCCTGGCAAGGTCTATACGCCAAAACGTGCAAACAAAACTAAAGGTTATGTAGCGGGTGCTCCTATGACGAAGCTACTTGACTTTAATCCCACGTCACGTCAGCACATTGCATGGGCATTACAAAATTTTCGTGGCGCTCGTTTCACCAAAATGACTGAAACAGGGAAGCCCAAAGTAGATGAAGCAACACTTTCTGAAATGCGTGACTTTGCAATAGGTCAAAACAACAAGCTACTGCATGAGGAATGTGAGATGTTCATTCGGCTTCTTACGTTACAAAAATGGTTGGGCCAGTTGTCTGAGGGGACAAATTCCTGGTTCAACACAATTGAAAATGATGGGTGTATTCACCACAGCTGCACTCTTGCGACCCAAACCGGGCGTAATGCGCATCGTGGTCCCAACCTGGGTCAAGTGGTGTCCGCACCTTGGGCACGTCAATTGTTTGTTCCACATCCTGGTCATGTCATGGTCGGGGCTGACTTAGAAGGCCTAGAGCTGCGCTGCCTAGGGCATTACCTATCTGTCTATGACCAGGGCTCATTTGCTGACGTTGTGCTGAACGGCGATATTCACCAGCAGAATGCTGACCGTGTTGGCTGCACCCGTAAAGAGGTAAAAACCATCACGTACGCATTTATTTACGGGGCAGGCGATCAAAAACTAGGCCATAGCTTGCATCCTGAGCTTAGCGATGCTCAGAAGAAGCAGCTGGGCAGCGAGCTACGTCGCAAATTTCTTGATGCAATTCCTGGATTGGAGCCACTTATTGATGCAGTTAAACAAAAAGTTCGTGGAAGCGGCCGTCTTAGGGGGCTTGATGGGCGTCCTATATTCTGCCGCGCTGAGCACGCTGCCCTCAACTACTTACTTCAATCAGCAGGCGCAGTTCTATCAAAGCGATGGGTTGTGATCTCTCAGCAGATGCTTGACAGTGCGGGTCTTACTTACAACACTGACTACACTCGCTGCGCTTACGTACACGACGAACAACAATTGTCGGTTGTACCCCAAGAAGTTGATAGAGTTAAACATCTTTTAGAAATTTCTGCACCAAAAGCTGGAGATTATTATAAATTCCGTGTTCCCATAACAGCATCAGCAGATCATGGTCATACTTGGGCTGCAACACATTGATAAAATATTATGTATGAAAGATGATCTTCACTTTAACTTTGTCGCCGATCAAGATGCACTTAGACTTTTGACTAAGTGTGTCAGTAGCTTTTTGGATAATTGGCCCGGTGGTGACCCATCAGAGCAAGAGTCAGTTCGTATAATGCTTGTTGAATTAAATAAAGCTCTTCTAGAACTTCAATACATTGAAGATAATAATTAATGTTCGCCGTGGACTCGTATAGTTTCGTAATATTGAGTTATGAAACTTTTCTGGCCGCGATTTTTAATAGCCCTGCAATTACAGCGATGGCCAGTACTCTCTAATGCCGAACAGCTATTACGAGAACAAAAGAAAAAGTTAGACAGACTTTATGGACGTAGTATCAAGTAAGTAGTCAATGTCAAACCATACAATACCAATTGAGCTAAACAAAGAATCTATAAAAACGATATTAAATGTATTGGATAAATATCAAGAACGGCATGTCTTTCAATCCAAAAGTGATCGTGACCATTTCTACGATATTTATAGAAAATTGAAGATTGCCTTTTTTGAGCTTACTTTCCTAGACTATTAGTAGTAACAATAGCTACAATATAAATATCGTTCATCCCTGAAAAATGGGACGCAAGTAGGCATTAGCCGAAGGAACGGGAAATTTTCAAACTAACTGGAGGTTTCCAATGAATACACTGAATATCATCAAAAAACAAATTAAAAAAGCTGCTGCACAGCATGACGCACAGATCAACATCACCCGTTATCGCGGTGTTGACTGCTCTGTTCATCAAGCCCAAAAATCTGTCCACGGTACATTTTGCTATCGAGGCCGCAGCTACACTAAGTGAAAATCAGTTATTTGATTGTCCCCTAATTAAGGGGATTTTTTTTGTCTATAATTATTAATGCGATAGGTAATTATCGCTATATTTGTTTATTAACTAGTTATGAAATCTATTATTGCTGCAGGTCTGCTTTTGGGTGCCGCCCACGGCAGTGTTGCTGTTGCTGGCCCTTACGCCAATGTCGAAGCAAACAGCGGTTTTGCTGGCACTCAGTACACTGCCACTATTACCGATGTACACGTCGGTTATGAAGGCGGTCTTGGTGATTCTGCTTCTTATTACGTTCAAGCAGGTCCCTCGATCGTTGCTGTAAACGGTGTTGACAGCACCACTCAACTCTCCGGTAAAGCGGGTCTAGGTGTGGATCTGACGGAATCTCTGAACCTCTACGGTGAAATTGCTTTCACTACTGTTGACGGTAGTGATGATAATGCTTACGGAACTAAAGTAGGCGCTAAATTCAGCTTCTGATCTATCTATATAACACCTAAGGGGGCGTAATTAACGCCCCTTTTTTTGTATTTTTATACAATTAATAATGAATATGTATATAAATAGATGCGTAAAGCAGGTGAACTTATTCGTGAATATCTTAGAGAAGGCAAGCTTGCGGCTAACCGTAGTGAGCCTATTGGAGCTGGTGGTAATGCTGTCGTTTACGCCTCTGATGTTCCTGGCAACGTAATGAAGCAAGGGCACGTACCTGATGGAAGTTTCCCTGGTAGAACGTTAGAAGATGAAGTCAACCTCCAAGCTATTGCAGCAGAAATGGGCATTGCCCCACGTGTTGTTGGTTTAGAAACATTCCCTGGTGGAATTGGCAACCGTATTGAAATGGCAGATGTTCGAGATAACTTTGAAACTCACGGTAAACGTGCTCGTGAATTCCCTAGTGGCAGGGATGCTGTACGAGTTAATCAGCAGCTCGGTCAGTTAGCACTAAAAGGTGTTCGTTTAGAAGATAGGCATAATGCCAACGTTCTTTACAACAAAGCAACTGGTCGTCCTATGCAGCTTGACTTCGGTATTGCAGGTCGCGTTGAGGGCTCAGAGCAAGTTGCGACGTTGGCTAACGCTACTGCAGAAGGATTTGAAGCAGCAGGATTGGGAGATATTGCCAGCATCTATCGTGCAACTGTCATGGATCTTTTAGAAGGTGGTGATGTAGCAGATGCTATGGATGTAGCCAAGCAAGGATTTAGCAGACTGCAAAAAATTAAATAAGTTAATCTTGATATCCTGCAGTTTTAATACGATCTAAAATACTTTGTTGAATTTCATTTTCTGGTCTGAGTGACTCAGCGCGTTCACGATCATATTGTCGTTGATAGTTGCGCATAATTTGTGTTTCAAGCCCTGATCCAAAGCCACCTGTACCAGGCGTCTGTTCTGTTCTAAATGGTTCCGCCTGTTTACTATATCTATAGCTTGCTGCTCTTTGCTTTGCTAAAGCAGGACCTCTCTGGTTTGGAGTATAAGCATCACCTTTTCGTAATCTGCGTCGATCTACAGCCACTATAGATTACCGATCTTTACTTATATATTATAGTTTGCTGGTTGAGGATCAGCTTCATTTTCTGCTTCAAAGCAAATTACCCAATCCGCACATCGATCTAACAATTCTGAAGGAAGAGCATCTTCAAGCATATGTACTGCAGAGATGTGGTGAGGTGAATCAGCAAATGCTCTAAAAAATCTAATCAGTTTAATTTTTCTCAAATTCCAACCTGTTGATTGAGAGTTTTTACTGCTTGGGCAAGTGGTACTACTGTTGCCATAACCTTTTTTGGCAGCTCTGCTTCACGTGCCTCAAGATCCTTTTTTACAAGCTCTACTTGCTCTTGTGCAGTTATGAGTCGTTTTTCTAATTGTTTAACTTTAATATCAGTAAATTTTAAAGCCACTAATAAAGTGATTACTGACCCAGCAATATATCCCATATGATTTTATAAGCTAACTGAAGTCTAGCTTTATTTATACAAAGCTGAGACCATCATCTTCTAAGTCATCATCTTCCCATCCCTCATCCATAATATCAGTGGGAAGCTCTTCAGAATTATCTACATTAAGCTCTAGCAGCTGACAAAATGTTTCTTCTGAAATTATTTCAGGCATTCCATTTTGTTGCTCATCAATCTTGAAGATAATGCCATTTGACATCAAAGTTGCTTGAACTCCATTTTTTTGCTCCATTCTTGTTTTAAGCAGGCGCAAGGCAGTCTTTTCCAAGTTTGGTCGGCTCATTCTCGTGACTTCGTATCTCGCTCTTGTTAGAGCAAATCGTTGCTCGATTGTTAATTGTGCATTCATCTAATTGCTCCTCTATAAATCGTTTGTTTGAAATCCATTCTTCAATTAATTCTTTAGCAGTTTCGTTATAAAAACTTTGCTGCTCAAACCATCCTAACCACGGCTCTGAGCCTTTTGAGTGATTACACGATTGACAACATGGAATTAAATTACTTCTTAGACTGTTACCTCCTTTTGATTTAGGTTTTATGTGATCCAGTGAGGTCGCTCTATTGGAGCGACAGTATGCACATAAGCCGCCCCAGCCGTATTTAATTGCTTTGCGGAACTTACGCTTTGCAGTGCCTTTTGAAAGGCAGTCTAGGTTGAACATTAAGTCAGCCCAGTCTTCAGCGATACCCATTCGTTCTTATTTAAGGAACTTAATAAGAATGTAACGGCATAACGTTCCTTTTGTGTATTTAAGTATCTTTAGTTTAGAGTCTGTTTTAACACGAGTTCATCTAATTTTTCTTCAATTCGAATCATATGACCTTCTACACGTTCAAGTGTTTTAGCAAAATCATCTTTAGTTACATAGTTTCTTGCCAATAAAAGCTCCACTCCATCAATTCTTCTAGCAACAAAATCAATTTTAGAATTAATACGTGTCGTCAAAACAAAACCACCCGTAATGACGGCTACAGCAGCACTAACGATTGATTCCATCATCATGGCACACTTAGCCTTGCTCCCTTTTAATTGTATCTCACATATCTGTTATTTAATACTTAGACTATTGACAAATCAATTTGTGATATGAACCTAGAACTTAGTGAACTATATACACATCCTGCTCTTTACATTGGCCGGTCTGATATTCATCGCTGGGGAGTCTTTACCTCTTCTGATATCAAAAAGCATGATGTTTTGCAAGAGGCACCATATTGTACTTTTCCATATAACGAGCTAAAGAAAAAAGGTGATGTTCTTGTGCGCTATACCTACGATTCATATGATAATCCGCATACAGATGATTCTATACTTGGTTTTGGATTTGCTGGACTATATAATCATGACTCGTCAAACAATGCGGCCTATGAACTTGATACTGTAAATGAAGTCATGCGCCATTATGCTACACAGGACATTCTGGCGGGATCTGAGATCTTTATTGATTACGGCTATGACAACGATGAAGACGCTGATTTTGGAGATTACTAATCTCTATCTACAGATTTGTGGCGATATGAAATCGTCCACCCATCTTCACCAAATTCATTTACTTCTTCAAAGGTCCATTCTAAATCCGGATCTGGTTCCGGTGTAGCCTTCTTGAAGTCTTCTACTGCGTTATCTATTTTGTGAGGCAGTGTTCGATAATATTTCTGCTCTTGTATTGCACGACGAAGTTTCTCAGTTGGACTTCTCGTATCAAAACGAAAAATCCACTGACCATCACTTGGTATGTTGCTCAGCTCTTTTTTGCAGGCTTGAGTTTCTCAAGCGTCGAAACAATCAGCTGAATAACACTATTAGATCTCAGCGGGGTAAGTGCAATAATTTCAGAAGCTGCGGCAACAACAATCCAAAAAATAGCGGATTCAAAAATGCCCATCGTTCTATACTATAACTTCAGTTTTATTCTAACTATTTTTATTTATCTTTATCTCGTTTCGCTGCTTGTACTCCAAAAGTCGTTAATGTCGATGTAAAAACAGATGCTATAAATGTAGGATCAATTTTCTGCTGTGGCAACCACGGAATAGTGACATAAGTAAGTGTCAAAATACCGCCAGACCAAATCAGTATCCCCATTCGAATGAAGGTTGAAAGTAAAGCAAAACGCTCCTCGTGATTCTCATCCATCTTTGGGTTTTTGATATCAGTTTTATTTGGTGTTTCCATAGATCGATAGAATAGATTTGTCGGGTTTTTGTAAATTTATGAAACGCCTTCTCTTATTATTACTTATTTCTCCAAGTGCGGCTTTTGCTCAAGCAGTTACTCCTAACTTTACAACTGGCAGCATGACCCAAACTGTTACAGCTACTCAGACTGTAAATGAAACCATTGCAATCGAACGCTTTGGAGGTGCCGTTAGCACTTGGAATGGAGATAATGTAGAAGCTATCGATGCAAATGGAGTTTCAATTAACTTAGCAACTACAGCAGATCCTACAGATCTTGAATTTCATATTGTTGATGCAACTCAGCCATGGCAATTAGAGATTATTACTCGACCTGCTGGTCTTATCGAGACCGTAGACACCACTCGCACAATTCAAACCGACACGGTTACAAATACCTTATCGGTATTCTCGCAATAATTCTTGGATGCCCTTCTGCTTTTGCAGAATCTACGAGTGTAGAAGCCAAGCCACAGGCCGCCATAACGGGGTCAGTGGCTAATCAAGCCGTGCAAATCAATCAAGGCTCATTAAGCACTCAATCATTCGGTAATAATATTCATTGTAATTCCGCTGTTATCTCTTTTACTCCATATATTCTTTCTACTGAAAATTGGAGTACATCACATTCTAGTAGCCGAAATGCAGGAGGTCAGGTCAGTCTTTCTATCCCTCTTGATGGGGGAGCAGTAGAGCGTTGTAAAGCTCTTGCACAGCTACAGATTGATAAAACGCGACTTGATTACGAATTAATTCGAGTTAAAGAATGTATTAGCATTTTTGAAAGGGGATTTATGATCCACCCTTCGAGTAAGTTCTACCCACTTTGCGCTGACGTGATTCCAATCGCTGCCGTGACCAAGTCAGAGCCGGAGGTTTCCCCCTAAGCTTTGCAATTTTATTCAAGACAATCTTGATTACAGGTTTTGCAATTCTTACAATTTCACTAAATGCTCTGCCTGCCACCATTGTTGCGCCCACTGATGCTACTGCTGCAGCTCCAGCAGTTGTGACTGCTGTAACTACAATTTCTTGTGGAGGAACAGGTATGTCATTTCCAAGTATTTCTACAGTATTTGTTGCTTTACCTTCCTCTGACAAGTTATTGAGATCTTGTTCGTAGTCATAATCAAAACTTGGAAAGTCTATTACAGGAGCAGGTACCATTAATTGTTGTATCTCTTGAAGACTTTCAGCAGATAGTCTGTCTGTATCCTCCTCTTCATCTTGATTTTTTGGCTCCTCTGTAGGTTCAGGTTGCAATGCTGGAATATCTTCCGGTTTTATTGGTATTGGCTCCCATTTTGGGATTTCAAATACAGGAGGTGCTAATTCTGGATAAGGTATATTAAAAGCCTCCGGTAGAGGTACTACTGGAGGCAAAATTTCTATTGGCATGACGACTATACCTTTGATTTTATTTTAACTACTTCACTACGCAAGCTACACCAATTTCTATATACCTATTGAGATAATCCCTATCTATACTATCTCTATACTTTTTTATAAACAGTATATAGGCAGTGACGTAGTTAGTGTAGCTTTTGTAGTTGAAAATTTAGTGATGATAAATCAAATGACCCGTATTTTGCCGTCTCAGATTTTCTGGCATGACCAGTCAGCCGATCGATCCAGTACTCATTGACGTCAAGTTGCCGCATGCGTGTTACAAAGCTATGACGAATTGAATGTGCTCCGTCACCTTTTGGCAGCCCCAAATTCTTCCGAAAATTTTCGCTCCAGCTTCTGCCCGGATGCTTTGCTTTTGAAAAATATAGACGTTCTGCATAGGGCAGAGCTTTCTTATGAATTGGTATCTGACGAATAGAGGCTTTGTTTTTAAGCCCGCGATTTTCTTGATACATAAGATCGTAATAAGGGATCTTTGCATCTAGATGGATGTGTTCGGGATAGATGCCCGCCAGCTCACCTATTCGCATTCCGCTATACCACAAGCACACGAAGTAAGGATCTTCGTGGTAGTACTCGTAAAACTCCCACGGATGAACGTCAGGCTTTCGCCGTGCGATCTCCAGACCGTCGTCCAAGTCAAGCCAGGGGTTCTCGCCTTTAATTAGTTTCTTACGTACCCCTTTATTCCAAAGACCTTTCAAGATTCCAACGCGACACTTGACTGTGCTCTCACTCCAAGTGCTTTCAGCAAACTCAAGATAGTCAGCAGCGACGTCATCATCGACGTCAAGAACATTGATGTCTGCAATGTATCTAATTGATTTGTCCCAAAGGATTTTTGTTTCAGGTGAAATGCGTTTGTACCTGACCTTTAGACGGTCAGTCATTTCTTGAACGTTCATTTGTTCCATTGTGGGGTTATAAGCAACGCCTATCGTTAATCTATTGAAAAACCCCACATTATGTGAGGTTAAGTGTGAAAAACGGAGAGGGTGGGATTCGAACCCACACTCTTGGCGTAGCTAAGCGTAAACTAGCACGTCAACCACCTATGTCTAATAAGTTGTTCTTATCTGTAGACCCCCTTAGTTTTCCACAGGTCTAGCCGGGATAGTCCCATGCAGCGATCTGATGCGTCTTGCTGGGTCCCCACGTGTTTGCCTTGTAGATGTAAGGGAACGTACGTACTCGGCAGTTGGAACCTGAGCACAGCAGGTCATCGACAATTCGCCATGACTCCAGGACCTCTTCTGAGTGGACAAAGTGCGACTGGTCTTGGTTTATTGCCTCGTAAAGCAGGCGGACATACCCATCAAGCGCTCCATCTGGATAGCTGTGGGTCAAAGTGGCTGGCTCAATCTTTTCCTCTAATCCAGGTGACTTGATATCAATACGCAAATCCAGGTGCGGATTTGGTTGAAGCCTGATAGCTATACGATCGTTGTGCCCTTCAGTCTTGAACAAGTTGAGTGGCGGCTTCTTCAATTTGATGATGACTTCTACGCACTGATATGGCAGTTTCTTGCCTGTCATGAAGTGGAACGGGACTCCATGCCATCGCCAATTGTCGATGTACAAATCGCCAGCGATGAAGGTTGGTGTCTCTGTGTTCTCTGTAACGCCCTCTTCAGTCCGATAGCTCTCGTACTGACCAGGCACAAACTTGTCTCCTAATCGTGTGGCTGCAAGTACCTTGATTTTTTCACGACGTATCTCAGTTGCATCAATCTTTGATGGAGGCTCCATAGCAATCAAAGCTAGGATCTGGAGCAAATGATTTTGCAGCATGTCTCTGACTGCACCTGCACTGTCGTAGTACTGTGAGCGTCCTTCACATCCAATTGTTTCAGTCGCAAAGATTTGAACCTCTTCTATAAAATTTCTATTCCATAGAGGCTCAAACAAAGTATTGCTAAAGCGGGTAGCAAGAATATTATTGACAGTATCTTTACCAAGATAATGGTCAATGCGATAAACTTGTTTCTCGCGTAGATGTCTGCCCACTACTGACTGTAGATGATCAGCAGATTTAAGATTGTGCCCAAAGGGTTTCTCGATGACCACTCTAGTTTTTTCAGGGTCATTTACAAGCTCTGCTAATTTTAAATTTTTAATTGCATCCCCGTAAGTATCTGGTGGTACAGACAAAAAGAATGTAGTGTCTGCATCGGCTTTTAACGATTGCAGTGAAGACGCATT